AAGGATTCTTAAATTCCTCAGGAATACTTATTATCGGCTTTTTTGGTAACACCTCGTCCAGTACAACTTTTGGTAGATTTTCTAGTTTATCAGTCGAGCATGTAATTTCAAACTTTAATATGTGATCTTGGTTCATAAAATCGTAAGGAATCAATCTTCCGTGGCTCATATAGAAAAACTCAACTCGAATATCCTTGATATATTTTAGAGCTCCTGTATGAAAATGATGCGTGAGTGTATCATCAGTACCGTTAAAGTTTATAAAGTCTGATCCATCCAGTAAAATGTGACCAGTGTAAAATGGGGTTGATGTGTATATACTCTGTGTGAATTCATCCGATCCACTCGAAAGTTTCAGAACCAATGTATTCGGTCCCTCGAGATTGATAGCACCCGACGTCAGTACATTGCTTGTGGAATCGTAATCACCTGAACCGAATCCAAGTATCTGATGAGGTGTCGTGACCATCGACGACTCTTCGATGTATCCATTTGTTCCCGTGTGAAATTCAAAGGTGAACGTATTCGATGTACCAACATTGGAGAATGTAAATCGTTTCGTATCCGTGTCGAATGAAACTTCACTCACGTTAGAGACAGGGGGTGCGAGTTGATTCTGTAAATGTAATGCCAGGTCGTCCCCCGTGGGATAATCGGCATTCGTGAGTGATACAGTTTGACCATCCACACTGAATGTATTATTCGTGGCACACACAGTAAGCTGAGGCGTGGGAATACGAGCAGAGACGAGTTTAATTTCAGTGACGTCATAAATTGGATTTTTTAGGGTGATGACATAGTTGTTTGAGTCAGAGTATGTATTGGAATAGGCGTCTATGACGTATGTACCTTCTATGTCATAAAATGAGTTCGATGCGATGATATTGATTCCGCGCTGACTACTATCAATAGAGAGGTTATGTACCTTCATTAAAATAGATGTATAATATTTTAATGAGTGTTTTTGTCTATACAATGAAAACTACTGAGAGAGACTGTGGGATAAGGGGTTATTCTGAAGCTGAACCTTCGCAATATCGAGACGCCTGGAGTAGGGATTTTCATTACCCTTATAGGCGTTGAACTGATGATACTCTTTATTCTTGTAGTTTTGTGTCCAACCACCATTGGCTGCGTTGGTACGACCATCAATGCGAGACGTATCCGACCGAACAACGGTGAGTTTACCACCCTGCTTACCCGCACTCTCGCGTACATTCATACGACCAGGATTACCCATGCGGTTAGGCATGCCACGGCGATCTTCCGGGCGGAAACCATACTTCATGAGTTCATCATTGCTTTTAGCATTTAGCTGCGATGCTGCGCTGTTGGTGTATCCGCCAACAAAATTGACAATACCCGGAGTAGGCTGATTGTTGTACGCATACTGTTCATCGTTACGGTCAGTTCTAAACCTCGTGGGATTCTGTGCGATCGTCTGAGCGGGGACGAAACGCTTAGCGCCATTGTACCCCAACCCATCGGAACGGAGTCCCGTTTCAGAACGGTTGGTGGTCCTCTTGGTCTTCTCGTGCTCGTTACGGGGAACGACGCCCGACATACCCTGTGCCCGACCGGGCATCGTGGGTAATCGACTGGGGAGATGCGCAGTAGTCTCAGGCTTGTGATGTGTCAACTCACCAACAACCGCCGATCGTCCACCTGTAACATCTTGAGCGGGACCATTACGCCCTGGTAATGTAGTGAGCCTGTATTCACCGACGTTGATTGGGTTAACTCTGAACATCTGCTGATAACCACCGACGGCTGGTGTATCGGCACTGACACCGAGACCTGGACCAACGAGCTGTTTCTCGATCGGGGAAAGATTGTTCATGCGACCCTGATCATACATTCGATTGCGCATATTCAGGATTTCCTGACCACCACTACGTTGCTGCCTGGATATATCTCCGAAGTTTTCCACCTCCCTCTTCTGTTGGGTATTCATCTGTGACACGAAATCATTTTCCTTGAATTCATTGAATTGGGTAGGGGGGGCCGGACTAGGACCCGGACTCGGACCCGGAATTTCGGTATAGTTTTCGGGTTTTTTACTGAGGGAACGTCCAGTATAAACGAGTGCGGCTATGGCGAGTAGTGAAACTGGGTCAGCCATTCTTACTTCTTATTAACATTTTTATTAACATATCTCTGATCAAACAGTCCGTTCTGAAGCTCGGCACGGGTGCTCGAAGGTTCATATCGCATCGTGCGAAGAGGAACCTTACATTCTACGTTATTGAGAGGGAAAAGGTTGCGTTCGTATGTAGGTACGATTACTTTATTGAAACGGGTGGTGGCTTGGGGACGAAGTTGATCAGAAGTTTCAATGAATTCCGCTGGAGAACCCTTACCACCCATGTACGGAGCAGTTCCGTAAAGCATGGTATTGGGTCGTGAACCATAATTTAATTGACTGGGCTGAGGGTAAACGAAAACCTCATCAGTCGCCTTTTTAGTTGGTAGGGCATCAGCATTTTCAACAATCGAGAGACCGGGTTGGAGTTGATACGCCATTTATTATTACATGAGAATATTAATCTAACTATAGGTTCCGCCACCCCCTCGCACACGGCCACCGCCTCGGGGGCCCCTAATGTCCCCATCCCCTCCAAGACCCGCAAACGCTTCCAATTGAACACCACGCGCGTCGGGACTACAATACCTCGTGTCACTCTTACACATGGGTCCGTTCTTGGGACCGTATAACCACTCAGCAAAATTTGTCTGATCTCCTGGAATCTTACTCACAGGGGCTGTCACGAACTGTCTATCTATCGCATTTCTCTGGAACCGAGGTAACGACGAACGAGAACGTCCTGAATCGAACGGGACACCCTCCGTGACGAATTCATTGGGGTGTGAGTAGTAACACGCCTCCAAACGATTGGGAGCGTCGGTGTAATCAGTCATGAGCACGTTAGCCATGGGATTGTCACGCGTTGGTTTCTGACACGCAGACCCCGACATCGTCGGGTAATTCGATCTGGTATTCTTCACCATGTTGCTCTTGTATAAAACAAAAATAACGGCGAGGACAGTCAGGGCCAGAACGTAAATCCTGGGATCGCGGCGAATGAGAAACACGACGGTGGTAATGTAAATTATGAATCTAGAAGCCGCATTAATTCGATCTTCTGGCGTTTGATCACTGGTCGGCCAGAACTGAGAAATTTGATCACGCCTGATGAGTTGCTTAGGGTCGTCGAACCAAGCCTTCATTTAATATAGGTAAAGGTTTATTTTTCCAGGAGTCCCTGTCCCGATCCACCCATCATACTACTGACCATTTTCATCAACGCATCCTGATCAAGATCACCATCACCATTCTCGAATTTATCAGCACACTCCTTCGCTAACGTCTCAATCATGGAGAGCGTTTCAGGGGGGATCGAAACGATAGTGGTGCCGAGCATGTAGAGCGTCTGAAGATACTGCCAGGTGGCATCCTTCGTGTTTGTGGACAGCTTAGACCAATACGACTTTACGTCGAGGTCCTTGAGAAACTCGATGTTCTCGATTTCATTCAACATGAAACTCTCATCCTTGTTAGAGATGCGACTGGCATAAGGGGTTACGCCATTCATGTATCCATCCACGATGAGACGGGGGTTTGTGGACTTTAAAACGTCAAAAGATGTCAACATCTTCTTAATGCCCTTTTCCTCTGGAAGAGTCTTGTGCAATTCCACAAGAAATTGACCCATCATATCGTTGAACGCAGTAACGGAAGCCATTTTCTTATTATAACTTTGTAATCTTTAAGTTTTAGAAAGGGTCTGAAGATATCGACTCCTTTTTACCTAAACCATTAGAGACAATGAAAAATACAAGTATCGCGTTTAATATAGCGGGTTTGGTATACTTGTTTAATTCTAGTTTGCCTTCATTGTTGAGGTGTGCCTTGAGATGAATATAACCGGCAGTGATACCTCCTGCTACGAGAGCGGCGCTCATTGGGTCACGGAGATAGTCAGAGAGTTCCATTTAATTATACCGGGGATTTTTTGTACGCTGCTCTGGTGCGTCGTCAAATAAAACACCCCCCTGTACTTCGCCACTGAATTCACCCACTGGTTCAGGTTCTTGTTCTTGTTCCAGGGGTTCAGTCCTGAATTCACCCATTGGTTCAGGTTCCTGCTCTTCGGGGGCAGATGGAGCCTGGACACCCGGCACGGTTTTAAACTCGTCAGCGATACCCGTTTCGGTAGGCGGAGCAGGCTCTTCAACGGGTGCGGGCTCCTCTTCGGGTTCTTCCATTGGAAATTCTGGTTCATCGACGACGTCAGGGTCTAGTGTGTCCCCAATTTCGCCATCGAGATCAATGTCCCTCGAATCCTGAGACATGTACGTTTGAAGAATTTGCTGAACAGGTATCAACTCCTTTACTGTGTATTCGATAGCCATACAAAACCGTGAAGTCAAACTTTCATCACGGGTATATTCACTTTGTTCGTTGTGGAAAATGTAAGGGTCTTTGTACAGGTCCTTGGCGATGTTATTGTAACACGTCTGAATAAACACTTCATTCGTTGGCAATTTAAGCGAAATTTTCTTGTTATTCGCCTTGAGACGAACCGCGGATAGAATCTTGGTACAGGCTACAAAAACGGCAGCCAAAAGATCACTGAACCAAGCACATCTATCGGCGATATTATCTGTATGCTGTTTAGACATCGCATTAGACCAGTTGGGAACTTCCTTCAGTAACTTCTGGAACATGATGAGAATCTTGCGCCCTTTTGAGAGCTTAACGGCTTCCCTGTACATTTCATCAAAAACTTTAATCATAGGAGGACACATTATGAGACATAACTGCTCGAGGTATTCCTTTTTAGCCTCGACGAGCACGTTCAAATTGTCCATTTATGATTAATTGGGTTTTTTTAAAACTTATTTCCTACGCACCCCGCCTGTACTTGTTCGCTACCTTCTTAAGGTTCATAAGATTCGGAAATTCAATGTCATCATCGTCATGAACACTTTTATCTTTTACCTTTTGGGGTTTTGGCCATGACACACATAAATCAAACTCGGTGATACACTGTACAGTAAAGCCACCTCGTATAAACTGTCTCGCTATGTAACGACATGCTGCCGATCTATCAAACACGGGATACCCTAATAAAAACATGGGGATGGTTAAAAATACTTGTTTATGACCGAATTCGACAGACTG